ATGGAGAGACAATTAACTTTATTACCAGCTATTGATAGAGAGACAGAAAAACAGGTTCAGAAAGAAGTAGTGAAAATACTAAAGGAATACCGCGCATTGAAAACGCGTTTTGAGAATGAAGTGGAGTTAAAACACGAAGGAATCAGTTTGTTCCCGGAGATTAGAGACACGAGATATATTAGCAATATCAAGTTCAAGCAGATCGATAAGGCTTTAGAGTACGTTTTAGACTATGACGAGGCAGAAATCATCAAGAAGAAATACTTAAATGCAGATAAGCCGAAAGACAGCTTTATTTACACTGAATTATCGATGAAGAAAGATCACTTCTATTATAAGAAGAAAAATGCGATTCGATTGATCGCGACATCTTTAGGGATGATTTAATAATACAAAAAAAGCCAAATTAACAGTTTTTAATTAACTATCCATTTGGCTTTTTATGTTTTATTTTTTAGGCATCCATGTATGTCCGCAATTCATGCAACCATTAACAATATTTTTTCTACCAACAAATCCACTGAATAAAATTATCGGTGGTCCTAGAAGTACAATAAGAAGACCAACAATTGCAGAAAGTCCAACAACTCCATCCATAGAATTTTCAGGAACTATAACAGATAAAAAATTAGAAACTATTCCAATAGCTATAAGTGTACCTAACAGAAGAAACAGAATAAAAAACGCCCTTTTGAAATTATAACCACGCTTATTACCGACTATTTGATCTGATTTGCATTTTCTACAAACCACGCGCTTTGTTACTTTTTCTTGTTGTACCGTCATGTCTAACCATCCTTGCTTTTTATAAAATTATAATAGCTTAATTATATGATATTATTACCTGAACTGGATACAAATATTATCAAAAAAAGAAAAAATATAATAAATTGGAATGTTTATGTTTTTAAAAACTTCGACAAAATGCCGACAAAAATGGGGACTAAATAGGGGGAATTTTGATAATGAAATCAACGATATTCTTAATATACAAGCTCATTCAAGAGCTTTTGGACAGTTCTTTGACAACCGCATATCGAAGAGGATTAGTACACCTATAAGTGAAACGTTCTTATGCGAGAATGTCACGGTAACGTATACCGCATAGTAGGGTGGGCAAGGCGGTACGAACCCGCGTTAAGACGAAAAGACCAATGAATGTATAACAATGACATATTCCAGTGTGGCGGGTGTGAGATAACTCGCATTCGTCATGCTGTTTCTATTGTATTTATCAATCAGCTCGGAATGCGTCCTCTGGGTTGATAATAAATATAAGTCTATTTTCTTCTATTATGTTTGTTTTGAAAATGGAATGGGGGTGGTTGCTCATGATTGAGTGACACTTGCATTCTAAAAAGCTAAAAAGTATACGTATCTCGTACATTAGTAATTACCCATGATTCTTATTAATGACCAAAACGAGGGCAAAGAGTTCCACTCTTTGTTTGAGCCAATACAGCGGAAACATTCCCCTTCCGTACCTCTAGTGTATTGGTTCAAACAAGGCGTAGGAAGAAACATATACCTCTTGGATATAAATTATTGTAGAAACGATTTGGTCAGCTAAGGCCATGCGACAGCCGATGCATTGACCAGCTCTACGGAGTATAAACGAGAAGATTCCTAGTCTTCTCCCATCCACCGAACATAAGGCGCGTAGCTAATAAGAGCTAAAAAATTACATGATGCGGTGGCTTGGAGAAGGTTGAGAGTTATCAGCCTTGATCTAAGAGAAACTTTTGCCATTTGTTTTCTCTCTTTTCTCCCATCCCCTTGAAAGCTGTCACTTCGGCGATGGCTTTTTGTTTTGTGAAGAGGATTGTATCTAATTATGTCGAATATAAGTATTTGCATAAAATGCACAAGGGAGATGGAGAAATGGAAAATTTAGAAACCGCAGAGATTAAAGAGCGTTTAGAATTCCTTGAGTTTAGACAAAAATTACTTTTCGAAAACACAGATTTATCTAGGTATTTATTTGAAATGGAAGTAACAGAAGAGCAACTTAAACGTATTTATAATTTGATGGATGCTTTGCGTGAAGAGATACGTGAAGAAAAACTTGTAACACACAGCGCATACGAACAACAGATTTATGAAATAGTTCCTGCGAAACGTGGCAATTATCACTTTGCGGAGAGTATTTCGCAACTTTTACATGAGGCAAGACGTTGGCCAGAGGTATTTGAACATGTTTATGGTAGTATGGAAAAATTCAAAAATTATTTAAATAAAGAAGAATAATGTCAACAAAAGCATCCATAACGGGTGCTTTTTTCTTTGTTATATAGAAATTACACATTAAACGTATTTAAATGCTGTTTTAGGTATAATGTCAATTGACTCATCCTGGTACAGATAACAGATGATTTTCTATTTAGATTAGATGTTAAATGTACCGTGAAACTCTTGGAAATACAATGCTGGAAAAGGATAATGATATTGGTGTATTACGGGATAAGGCGGAATTGTAGGAGTAAAGGGTATGTGCCCAGGATGCATACCATACTGACCATATGAAGGATATTGAGGTAAATGTTGCCAAGACGAAGCTGGAGCTACAACAATCCTCATCGGTAAAGGATTCATAATATAATCACTCCTAAAGTAGTATTCATGTAATAGGGTATGCGCTCACTGAATATAGATGTGCACAATCTAGGCCTATAAACATAATAATTAACGAACAGAAAATATGGTTACTGATCTTATGATGTGTCAATTATGGGTGTTTTATTTTACCATGTAGATGGAACAAACATGTGTATAGCAATTATTGTAGGCGCTGCTGTGATCTGGGTGGCGTCTTGTTTGTTGTTAAGGAAAGATAAGGGGTGAGGGGACTTGCAATTTGAAATATTATTAGTCTAAAAAACAAAACATAGACTAGTAAACAAGCTGTTTTCACCGTTTATTCATAGAATATGATGAATTCTATTTTTAGAGGAGGGAATCATATCTATGGGATGGGATAATAATTTTGGGCATTCTCGAGATTGTAATAGATTTTGGGATGATTTAGTATTTTGCGGATGCGGTCGTAGACGTAGAAGAAACGATTTTAACGACTGTCATTGTAGACGTGACTGCGATTGTGATGAGTGTCGTCGCAGACGTAATCATGACCGCGATCGTGACCATAATCATGATCATGGTGATCATCGAGATTGGTAAAATCTTTTGAAAGAGTGCATATTTTAATTGCACTCTTTTTTATTATGTTTTTATGAGTACTTATTAATTCGAAGAATACAGTTTCAATTTGATTTAACATTTAACAAAACAAACGAACACAACGAACGAAAATAGAGGAGGAAAATCATGAACTCTAATGTTACGTTTTCGATGCAAATGAATGGTGAAAGTAAGGATGCAACTGCTTATGTTAGTGGTATCGCAAATATTGCTGTTTTTCTGCTAGCTAACACAGATAGACGTATAGTTGATAAGTTGTTAACTCAAGTTGGCGAAGAAGAGAAGATGTTCATTAAAGCTACTTTATCAGGATTAAAACATCATTCTCAATAAGTATAATGTCTCAAAAACATTTGATTATGAGACGTCGTTGGACTTAACTAATTATCAATGATTGTTATGTATCAAAAATATGTATCGAAAACAATTGAATTCGAGACATGAAATTGATACAATTAACCTATCAAACATAGAGGGTGATGGGGAATGATATTTGGTTATGCGAGGGTATCAACAAAGAAGCAAAGTTTAGATATGCAGTTGGATGAGTTGAAGCGATATGGTTGCGAGGAAATCATAACTGAAAAAGAAAGTGGCGCGAAGAAGGATAGGAAAGAACTTCAACTTCTTCTTGGTAAACTTCGCAAGGATGATACATTAGTTGTTTATAAACTGGATCGCTTAGGGAGGACAATGCATCAACTTGTTAATTTACTTCAAGAATTTAATGAAAAGAGTATTCACTTTGTTTCTATTAAAGACGGAATTGATACATCTACAACAATGGGAAGATTCCTATTTCATATATTTGGTGCTATGGCAGAAATGGAACGCGAAGTAATTAATGAGCGTGTTATTAGCGGTGTAGCTGCTGCTAAAGCAAGAGGAAGAGAAGGTGGAAGAAAGAAAGCTCATACTCCTCAACAAATACAAGGCATGATGGAAATGCTTGCTTCTGGTAAAACAAAAGTTGAAGTGTGTGAGATGTTCGATGTAGCTCGTGCAACCCTTTATAGGTATATAAAAGAACATGATTCTAAACAATCAGTTTTAAATGCTGAGGAGGGTAAAAATGAATAGTAGAGTGGAATTCGAACAGAATCGCACGTATTACTTGAAGATGTTACCTAAAGAGTGTGCAAATTGTGGAGAAACAAATGATTTAGATATACACCATATAGTTCCATTAGCGAAAGGTGGCACGAATCGAATTAGTAATTTGGTTATGTTATGCCTTGAGTGTCACGGGAAAATACATGGCGTTAATAGGGTTAAGCATAAGGAATTGCAAAGACTGGGAATTGAAAAGGCAAAAGAACGCGGTGTATATAAAGGAAAACCGAAGAAATACACTGAGACAAATGAAAGTATGAAACAAGCTTTGGATTTATTTAAAGGTCGTAAGAATAATGGTTATACCGTAAAGAGGATATGTACCGAAACAGGTGTTAGTCGTACTGTTTTGTATGAAATAGCAAAAGAAAAAGGAATAGTTTAATTTACTTTAAAGTAGCGAATCCGCTACTTTTTTATTTTATAAAAAAGAACCTGCAAACCTGCAGATTCTCCTGATAATGATTTATGAAGTAAGACCCGAAAATATAATACAATGATTCGAAAATTAGTTCAAGAGTGTTTGGTGATTTAAGCCGCTCTATAATCTTTGTTTTTAAGCTTCTTTCTAATATCCATAAATCCGATAATCATTATTGCCATGCATATTAACTTGAGCCAACGAAATTCCTGGTGGTACATTAGCCCAGAGAAGAATTCATAGGCATATAACAAACCGACGATTGGAAATAGCCAAGTCATAAATTTCAAATCTTTTAGATGAAACTTATAATTATTAATCTTTTTCCACATATGTATCAACTCCTATTGTTATGAGGTTCTGTAGTTTTTCTTTTTGAAATCTCGCATGTTGAGGATAAAGAATAGAAGGAAGATAACAGCTCCGATGCCATTAATCCAGTAGTATGTGCGCCCTGTTGTGAATCCGTTATAGAATTCATAGGCATTCCAAATTACAAGAAGTACTGAGCAGACAGTAGAGACCATTAATGAGCCAAAACTTCTCATGATTTTCACCTCGATTCAAAATGTTAGAACTTCTTTATAATTTTACATTTAAATAAATAGATTTACAAGAAGAGGGAATAATAAAAAGAACCCGCTGGAGTTCGGGTCCTTTCAGAAGTGATGATGTATTCTCGGCTTGGGAACTGAGAAAAACACAAAAATATAATACATCGAGTTTTAGGGAATTTCAAGAATAAATTAGAGTGATTTTGGAGGATGATGAATAATGAAACTAACTAAACAAGAACAAGCGATTGCAATTGGTACATTCATTTCGATGTTGGGACAGGACTTTGTAAATGAGCGCATCGATAAACAGAAATTAGAAAGTGCAATTCCAATCTTTAATGAGTTAGAAGATAACACAACACCAAAGCAAAAGAGAGAAGCAATGGTTAGTTTGCTCGATAAAACAATGGAAGAATTCCTAAAAGCTTAAAAAACTAATAGAGCCTATGTGAGGTGGTGGTTATGGCTAGACAACGTAGCCCGGACAGAGATAAAGCATTTGAAATATATAAAGTAAGTAAAGGTGAGAAGCCATTAATTGATATTGCTGCTGAGTTAAACCTTAAGCCTTCGCAAATCAGAAAGTGGAAATCACAAGACAAATGGGATGAACAAATGAATGGTAACGTTACTATTGCGAAAAGGAGCGTTACTAATGTTAAAAATCCCAAAACGAAAGAAAAACTGAAAGAGATTTTAGAAGATGAAGAGTTGACCGAAAAGGAAAGGCTCTTTTGTTTGTATTATGTGAAATACTTCAATGGTACACAAGCTGCACTGAAGGCTGGATACTCCAAAGACGGCGCTCATGTACAGGCTAGTCGATTGCTAAGACGTGAACGAGTTTCTTCCTATATAAAAGAGCTTAAAGGTGAGTTAATCGAGAATGTATTTGTGGAAGCGATGGATGTGCTTAAAGAGTACATTAAGATTGCTTTTGCTGATATTACTAACTATGTAACCTTTGGACAGAAGGAAGTACCTGTAATGGGGATGTTTGGCCCGATGAAAGATGAATCCGGTAAAGAAATAACTCGTATCATAAATTATGTAGATTTACACGAGGCTGACATGGTTGATGGTTCTATAATAACCGAAGTAAAACTCGGAAAAGATGGCGTGTCAGTAAAACTTGCTGACAAGATGAAAGCACTGGACAAACTATCTCAGTACTTTGACTTAGTACCTGACAATTTCAAACGTAAAATCGAAGAAGAACGCCACAAAATGCAGATGGAAGTGCAGAAAGCTCAAATTGATAAAATTAAAGCAGATACTTCTCGTATTAAAGGTGATGAAGGTGAAGAGTATGAAGATGACGGATTCATCGATGCGTTAGAAGGTAAAACAGCAGAGGTGTGGGAAGATGAAACTTAAACCTGCCCCTTTTAAATTTAGACCATTCTCAAAGAAACAATTACAAGTACTCACTTGGTGGAGAAAAGATTCACCTGTGAAGGACCATGACGGCATTATATGCGATGGTTCTATTCGTGCTGGCAAAACTGTTTCGATGGCTCTTTCTTATGTTATGTGGGGAACTGAAACATTTAATGGTGAAAACCTAGGTATGGCAGGTAAAACAATTGGATCACTGCGACGCAACGTAATTACTCCATTAAAAAAGATGTTAAAATCACGTAAATATAAAGTGAAAGACCATCTATCAGAGAACATGCTTACCATTAGTAAAGATGGCCATACGAATCATTTCTATATATTTGGTGGTAAGGACGAATCATCACAAGAACTTATCCAAGGTATTACATTAGCTGGTATGTTTTTTGATGAAGTTGCTCTTATGCCACAAAGCTTTGTGAACCAAGCGACAGGACGTTGTTCTATTGAAGGCTCAAAGTATTGGTTTAACTGTAACCCTGCCGGCCCGTATCATTGGTTCAAACTTGAATGGATAGATAATAAGGAAGATAAGAACCTGCTACATATTCATTTTACAATGGACGATAATCTTTCTTTATCTGAAAAAGTGAAGCAAAGATACTATCGTATGTATAGTGGAGTCTTCTTTCAACGCTTCATTTTAGGTTTATGGGTGCTTGCAGAAGGTATTGTATATGACATGTTTAACAAAGAAAAGCATGTTGTAAAAACAGTAGAAAGAGAATACGAGAAGTATTATGTATCTTGTGACTATGGTACACAGAACCCTATGACATATGGACTATGGGGATTGTGTAAAGGTATATGGTACAAAACAAAAGAGTACCATTATGATGGTCGTAAAAATTCACGGCAAAAGACAGATGATGAGTATCTTGACGACCTAAAAGAATTCATCGGAGATATTTCTATTCGCGGGATTATAGTTGACCCATCAGCAGCTTCATTTATTGCTTTATTGAAAAAGAATCGATTCAAAGTGCTTAAAGCTAAGAATGAAGTTATAGATGGCATAAGAAATGTAGCGCGACTTCTTAATGAAGAGAAGATAAAATACAACGACTGCTGTAAAGAAACATTCCGTGAATACGCTTCTTATACTTGGGATGAAAAAGCTACAGCTCGTGGTGAAGATAAACCAAATAAAGAGAATGACCACCAAATGGATGGTGATCGTTACTTTGTAAATACAGTTGTTGTAACTAATAACAAAGCTAAGGCTGTTAAGTCAATCTATTAAGGAGGTGAGACGATGTTTGAACACTATATTCCGTTGCTGGATGAACAAAATGGCGAGCCTACATCAAAGTTACTAAAAAAAATTATTGATGAGTTTGAACCATTAAAACAACGCATGATTAACAGGTACGAGCGATACAAAGCAAGTGAAAAGGGTGTGCCTATCTTTACTCGCGAGTTTAAAGGTGATGGTAATAAAGATAAGGTTAACAATAAGCTAAACAATGACTTCTTTTCTGAAATTATCGATACAAAAATCGGTTATATGTTTGGGTTGCCTATCTCATACAGCTTAGATCATGAAGATGATGAAGTATTGAAACGTATTCAGGACTTTTTAAAAGCGAATCATACTGAGGATGCTGACGCAGAAACAGGGAAGTTCGCTTCTATTTGTGGATACGGAGCGAGACTACTGTATCACGATAAAGAAGGTATCGAAAAGGTTATGAATATCAAACCTTACGAAGCTATATTTCTTACGAATTCAAGTATTGCAGAACCTAAATACGCTATACGCTGCTATCCAATCAAAGTAATTGATGGTGATGATTTCAAGGATGGTTACAAAGTAGAGTTTTACAATGAAACAAACATTATTGAGTACACTGGTGAAGGTTTAGATAAGTTAACAGAGACTGACCGTATTCCAAACTTATTTAAAGGTGTGCCACTTATTGGGTTTCCTAATAATGAAGAATTACAAGGCGATGTAGATAAAGCTATATCACTTATTGAAGGTTACGACCGTTCGTTTTCCGATGTAAACAGTGAAATTGAACAGTTTCGTCTGGCTTATATGATCTTTAAAGGCGTTGATATAGATGATGATACTATCGAGAAGCTAAAACAAACAGGAGCTCTTGATGTAGGTGAGAATGGTGAGGCTTCTTTTTTAACTAAGGACCTTAATGACAACATCTTAGAACACCATCTCGACAGATTAGAAAAGAATATATGCCGTTTCACAAAGCATGTGAACCTTTCTGATGAATCATTTGGTGGTAACCTTACTGGTGTTGCTATTCGTTACAAGTTATTAGCTTTAGAAACTAAATCAGGAACATTAGAAATGAAGTTTACTAAGTCATTGCGACAACAATTTAAGTTATTGTTTGACGCTTGGAACTTACGCTCAAATAAAGGAGAACTAGACTACCTTTGTATGACGTTTCAATTTACGCGAAACCTTCCAGCCAACTTAGCTGATGAAGCTGATGTGCAGTCTAAACTACAAGGTTTAGTAAGCGAAGAAACACGATTATCTATGTTATCTGTTGTTTCTGATCCGAAAGCGGAGATACAGAAGATGCAGGAAGAAGAGGCGGATTCCATGAATCTCGACAAGGTAGGTGAGCCTAGTGGAATGGGACAAGAAGCAGAAACATCTCCAAAAGATAGAGGACGAACTGGAAAAGGCGATTCTCTACCTGTATAAAGATGCTTTAGAAGAAGTCAGAGGAATACTGGCTTTTTATTATGCCAAATATGCCGTAAATGAGCAGTTGAGTATGCAGGAAATGCGCCGATTCAATCGATATAAGAGCATGCAAAGTGAACTGCAACACGTTATTAATGAAATAACATATGAGAAAAAGAAAACTCTCAATGAAACGCTCTCCAATCAGTATGGAGAGTCTTTTTATTATACGAGTTATCTGATCGAGAAAGAAGTCGGCGTGGCTCTTTCGTATGGTCTTCTTGACCCGAACGTCATTAAACGAGCGGTACAAATGCCAATCGATAAAATGACACTCAATCAAAGGTTAAGTACACATCGAGTACAGATAGTTAACCGAATACGCAGAGAGTTATCTATCGGTCTTAGAAAAGGCGAAGGATATGCAACAATGGCAAATCGGATTAAGCCGATACTTGATGGTGATGCGAAGAAAGCCCAAATGGTCGCTTGGACAGAAAGTGCTAGGGTGCAAAACTTAGGTACTTATGACAGTGCTTCTCACGCTTTTGATGAAGGTGTATCAATGAAGAAGATTTGGATTTCTACATTAGATAAACGTACGCGTCCTACTCACCAAGCAGCAGATCATCAAAAAGTACCGTTTAAAGGATTATTTAAAGTCGGTGGTTATAGTTGCGAATATCCACATGATAGTAATTTACCTGCTAAAGAAGTTGTACGATGCCGCTGTACTTTCATTACTGAGGTAGCGGATGTTAGCTCATTCATTGAGAGAAGGGCCAGAAACCCAACTACAGGTAAGAATGAGGTGATTAGCGCAGTTAGTTACGAGGAATGGAAAGACTCTCTTGAATAATAAAACACACGAGGGCTTATAAAATACGAACTAAATAGGGTGTATTCATAGGAACTCAGAGGAGGAATAATAATGAAACAATTACAAAAGCAAGCGGAAGTACAGTTTTTAAAAGAAAGAGAACTAACAAAGTTACCGTTTCGTTTATCAAATCTGCAATTCTTTTCTGATCCTGCAATACCTGCAGATGAGACACTACAGAATGAACAAACATCACCTGCGGATGATATAAAAGATTCACTAGTTGAAGAGCAAAAAGAACCGCCAGTTGGTGAACAAAAAGAACCGAAATTAGATGATGCAACAAAAACATTTATTGAGAAGATGGTACAATCAGCGGAAGATAGAGTGCGCTCTAAATATTCGAAAGAACTGAATGCAACAAAAAAGGAATTAGAGAACTATAAAACCGCTTCTATGACTGCACAAGAGAAAGCTGAATATGAGATGAAGCAACTTCAGGAACAACTAGAAGAGCGAGAAAGGGTACTTCATCAGAAAGAAATGCAGAGTGTTGCATCAGATGGTTTATCAGCGGTTGGATTGGATCTTAAATTTGTAGATTTTGTTATTGGTTCAGATGTAGAAGATACAAAAGTTAGGGTGTCAAAGTTTAATGATTTATTCTCTACTGCATTAGAAGTAAAAGTGGCTGAAAAGTTTAAAGCTGCTGGCCGAGAAATCCATGTTAGTGGCGGAACTGGAGGGGGATTTACGAGAGAACAAGTAAATTCAATGAGTCAAGCTGAAATTAATGCGAACTGGCCACAAATTCAGAAGGATATGCGCAATTGGGGTAAGTAGCACTAGGAAAGTTAAGTGATTTGAATGGTACAGTCAAAAAAATATAAAACGAACAAAAGAGATTGCTAGTTTAGTAATCTCTTTTGTTATGGAAAAACATTAAGGAGGAATTAATATATGTCAGTATCAACTTTTATTCCAACAATTTGGGAAGCGCGCTTGATGGCGAACTTTCACAAGCGTTCTATTGCGGATTTAATTACAACAACGCCAACGAAAATCGAAGGTAATAAGATTATCTTTAATCGTGTAGGCGCAGTAAATGTAAAAGATTATAATGGTACAATCGAATGGGATGATACCAACCCTTCTAAAGTAGAAATTAATATGGATCAACAAAAGTATTTTGCTTTCAAAGTTGATGATGTAGATGCAGTTCAGGCTGCTGGAGATTTAATCGACCCACATACACAAGAGGCAGGAGCGGTACTTCAGGAAACCGTTGATACATTCGTATTAGGGCTTTATAAAGGCGCTCATAAAACTCATACAATTGGGAGTGACTCTAGTCCAATTGAGTTATCACCTAAAAATGCATATGATTACATTGTAGACTTAAATACGATTTTAAATATTAAAAAGGTTCCTAAAACTGAACGATTCACAATCATCAATTCTCAGGTTTTAGGTTTATTATCTAAAGATGATCGCTTTACTAAGCAACCTGTTGTTTTAGAAAATGGTATTGTTGAAGGACAGATTATTAATGGATCACAAATCGTTGTATCAGAAGAAATTCACGGTACTGGTGGTAAGTATAAAATTTTAGGTCTTCATAAGTCTGCCATTGGATACGGGACACAGTTAACTGAAACAGAGGCACAACGTCTGCAAAATTCCTTTGCAGATGGTATTCGTGGTCTTATGGTTTATGGTGGAGATATCCTTCGTCAAGAGTCAATAGCGGTACTTACAGCTACAGTTACATCAATTACTCCGGAAAAACCAGGTGGAGGGGCTTAATAAGCCTTCTCCATTTTTTTCTTTTACGTAAGTAGGTGATTAGATGGAAGATATGAAAGCAGAAATTTTAAAACGTGTAAAACTGCAAGTACCTAATATAAGTGATGAAAATTTATTAATAAGCATTGAAGATACAATGTTAATGGTTGCAGAGTATACCAATAGAACTATTCCTGAATTCCCTCCTGCTTATATTGGTATCATCGCTAAAATGGTGGTTCATCAGTATATGGAGCAAGAGAGAGAAGGAAAGAAAAGTGAATCGTTAGGTAACTATTCTGTTACTTATGATGATGTGGTAGATTATCCAGCAAGCGTCACGAAGGGGCTGAAAGTGAGGTTACGTGTTCGATGATTCAGTCAATGATACGCAAGTTTGGAAAAGATGCTACAGTACTTCGCAACGCTGGTTCTGATGATGGACCATATCCAACAGAAGAATGGAAAGAAATCAATACTGTTAAAGGTGTATTGGATGCTATCCAAGGGACAAAGGATGCTCGCAATAAGAAAGTAGAAGAGAAAAGCACACATTTCTTTTACTGCATGCTTTTCGACGTAACTATTCAAGATAGATTAGTTATCGATAAGAAGGTATACAGCGTTACTTATCCGGGCGACCCAATGAATGCGGGTAGATTCTTTCAAATAGAATTGGAGATGTTGCCATATGAGCGTGAAATTCCAATCCAATAGAGCCGCTGTTATGGCGAGACATTTGGCTGCAAAGAAAGCAGCTCATACTGCTATTGGTCAATTTGTATCTTCTAAAGCTAAATTACTTGCTGCTGTAGACACTGGCAATCTAAGAAGAAGCATTAGTTCTAAAGCAGAGCAAGAAAAAGTTGTTATCGGTACTTCTGCTGATCATGGAATTTATGTTGAGAAAGGAACAGGAATTTATGCTGTAGACGGTGATGGGCGTAAAACTCCTTGGATGTACCGTGACCCTAAAACAGGGAAGATGGTTAAAACTCAAGGGCAACATGCACAGCCTTTTCTTAGACCAGCAGCAGAGAGCAATAAACCGCAAATTACACAAGTTGGCACGCGAACCTATTCGTCGTTAATGAGGTAGATAGCATGAATGACTTTATAAATATATTACACAGTGAATTAAAACAGATTCATAAAGAAACGTATTATGAAATCGCTAAAACAACGGCTGAAATGCCTTATCTGGTATTCACGGTAAATGATGAAAAAGAACCATGGGGACGAAAGAATATCATGCTTACAATTGATATTTACGGCACTTCCGCTCATCTTAGTAAAATAGATGAACTGATTACGAAACTAGAAAGCAATCTTCATAGAAAAAGATTAAGCAGCGCTGAGTTTGGTGCTGCTATTTCTTATCTTTCGAGTCAGAAAGTACCTGATTCAGATCCAAATATCATACGCAAAGAAGTGCGGTTCATTTTAAGAACTTATTTTAAACAATAGAAAGGGTTGATTATATGGCAGCTCCACAACCAAAACCAGAAAATGTTCTCTTCGGAGACTGGGGGGCATTCTTCTTTAATTACGGGGAAAAAGATGAACTACCAGTAGGTGCCACACAAGGTGGTGGTTCGTTTAAGTATGAACCAGAGTTTAAAGAAATTGAATATGATGGTTCTCCTGGTGACACTATGGGGATGAAACGTATTACAAAATCAAAAACTCAAATTAGTTTTAAGACACTTGAATTTTTGGATAAAGAAAAAATCAAAAACTTTATTGCTGGTTTAAAAGTATCAGAAGAGACTGTTACAAAAGACGGGAAAACAATTAAGTACGACGTGATCGAAGCTACAGAACGTCTAACAAAAGATAGCTATCTTAAAAACGTAGCATGGGTTGGCGAAACTTTAGGTGGAGATATCGTTGAAATTATCGTATATAACGCATTATCTGACGGTTCATTAGAGCTAGGATTTGAAAACGAAAGTGAAGTTGTTCCAGAAGTGACATTCACAGGACATCGTGATCCAGAAAACATTCGAAAAGTACCATGGAAAAAACGTATTTTAACAGCAACAGAAGCAGCTAAATTAATACCAGCAGGTTAAAGAGTAGGGATAATCCCTGCTCTTTTTATTTTAAGGAGGAATAAATATGACTATTGCAATTCAAGAAAAAGAATATAAAGTGAGACAAATTCATGGTGGAGATTTATTTTCTGTAGTTCGTATTTTGAAGAAATCGAAATTCAAGGTTGATATTAATTTACTTAAAGATTTAATGATGGGCGTACGAAATAAAGAAGGGGCAACACAAGCTGATGTATTAGCTGCACAAGAGACTTTTGGTTACGACATTATCATGAAGTTTATTTTCGGATTAGAAGAAGCGGAACAGGAATTCTTTGAATTTGTAGCTGGACTTTTAGTCCATGAAGGTGAAAAAGGTAAAAAAACATCTCCAGATTGGGAAACAATACGAACTTTAAATCTAGAAGAGTTAGTTAAGCTGTTTACTGCAATCAAAGATTCAGAAGTTGGATTGGTTAAACTTTTTTCCAATGCGGTGAACTTGATGAAATAGACTTCATCGATACGTTAGCTTCTCGTTATCCAAACATGGAGTACATACGTGGCTTGGAGGCCGAGATAGTTATTAATCTGTATCTCACCGCAAAGAAAAAAGAAATGAATCGTATGTTATGGGAGGAATGGTGCGCGCTACAACCGTACTGCGATGAAACATTTCCTCAATTTAAACATAAGCGTGAAAATCCTACGCAAGAACAGGTGCATCAATATAACAATTCAATTGAACAAACACCGAAACAGAAACTCACAAAAGAAGAAGTGTTTGCTTGTGTTGCGAAAATCCGCGGAAAGGCTGGTGAATAGATGGAACTCTTTAAAATGTTTGGGTCAATCTTCTTAAAGGATGATCAGTTACAAAGGGGATTGACTAATGCTGAAAGAAGCGGACAAAGAACAACTGGCATCTTAGGACGCGGATTCGGTCAGGTTGGACAAGCAGCAGTAGGATTAGGTTCATCCGTTGGTGGAGCTGCTATAGCTTTGGGGGGATTAGTGGGCATTGCTGTTGGTGTAGGTGCTGCAATTGCTGGTGTAGTTCATGTGGGTTCTGAGTACACGAAACAAATGTCAAAGGTAGAAGCTCTTTCACGTTCGAATGGATTACAAATGGCCGAACTTGGAGCTAACGCTCGTAAGCTTGGTGCTGATACCAGGTGGTCTGCTACAAACGTAGCTGAAGCCTATGAATATATGGCCCTCGCAGGTTGGGACTCTAACCAAATGATTGCTGCTAGTAAGCCATTACTTGATTTAGCAACTGCTGGTGCATTAGATCTTGCAAAGGCTTCTGATATCGTGACTAAAATATTGGTCAGTTGTTAGGAAACTAGCTTCTAAAAATATCGGGTGAATTCATGGGAAATCTAAATTTATCGGTAATTGATACTATGACTCCCTTTTCGGTATAATTAATACATACCAATGAAAGGGGACGGCATCAAATGAATAAGCATGCAATAAATTTCATCAACTTTATTAACGAGGAAACTAATGGGGAATATACCGTATTAGGTGACTACGTTAACTCCTCTACTAAACTGGAAATGAAACATGAGAAATGTGGACTTATCTATGATGTACGTCCTAATGATTTTAAAAGTGGTTGTAGGTGTCCTGAATGTGCAAATATAGGGAGAAAAACCAAACGAAGAAAGACTACATTCTCCGAAGAGGTTAAATCATTAGTGGGTGATGAATACATTTTTTTAGATGTTTATGTAAATTACCACACAAAGTTGAAGGTAAAGCATAAGAATTGCGAGGAAGTATATGAGGTAAGTCCTGCTAACTTCCTAAAAGGAAAGAGATGTCCATCATGTTCTATAATCAAGCGATCTAGAAAACGAGCCAAGACTACAGAGGAAGTCAGGAAAGAAATATATGACTTAGTCGGTAATGATTACACCATTATAGGAGAGTATAGAAACTATGTAACTCCTATCACTATTAAGCACAACAAATGTGGTCATGAATATTTTGTAACCGCAGGAAACTTTATATCTCATGGAAAGAGATGCCCAAAATGTAAATTTAGTAGGGGAGAAAAACGTGTGAGGGACTATCTAGAATCTCATAAATATAAATTTGATGAACAATATAGATTCTCTGATTGTAAACTGTCTCTACCATTGCCATTTGATTTTGTTATTTTTAACGAGGAAGGTAACATAACACATGCGATTGAATACGATGGAGAATTTCATTTTCATAAGAAGTTTAGGTCTAACGAGCAGTTCGAATTGCAGAAAGTTAGAGATGAAAAGAAGAACGTTTACTGTAGGGAAAAGAAGATTAAACTTATCCGGATACATTATAAACACTTCGAAAATATTGAAAAGATACTTGATGCTAAATTACCGTAAATAAGACAATCATGAGCCAAGCCTGTGTGGAAACACTAGGAAGGTGCAACGACTAGATAAAGTAAGCTAAGTAAAAAAGACACTCAAAAGGGGGTCTTTTTTATATGCAGAAATATCCAAGAGCGCCCGACACCCTAACGTAAAGTCGAGGGTGAAGATATAGTCTGAACTGGGGATGAAAAGACATCCCGTAATGCGGTGAAAACCCCAGAAGTATCAGATAAAGAGCTGATACGATAACAAATTGGATACAATGACCCCATTCGGAATGAAGGCTTCTGAAGCAGGAAGAGCAGCCGATGTATTCGCGTTAGCCCAAGCGACTGCCAACTTAAATGTTGAACAACTCGGCGAGACCATGAAATATGCAGCTCCTGTAGCTGCTACATTCGGTTTAAACATTGAACAAACAGCTGCAATTGCTCAGATATTTGCAAATAACGGTATCAAAGCTTCTATGGCTGGTACTGCATTACGTGCCGGATTATCTCGTTTAGCTGCCCCGCCGAAAGAAGCTGCTAAATCGTTATCAGCATTAAATGTAACTGTAAAGGATTCACAAGGTAATTTAAAACCAATGAATGAGATTATTGGTCAATTACACGATGGGTTTGGGAAGTTAACCGACGCTCAACAAATCGCTGCTGCAAAAGCAATCTTCGGTGAAGAAGCGTATGCAGGATGGATCCAAGTTATTAAAGGTGGTAAACCTGCCTTTGATGATATGGTAAATACCCTCGAAACTGCTGAAGGCTCTGCAAAGGTTATGGCTGAAACAATGGCAAATAACTTATCAGGTGCAGTTGATGGCGTTAAATCACAATTAGAAAATTTAGGGCTTGTTGTTTTCTCGCATGTTGAACCAGCACTTGTTGCAATGACAAACGGAACAAATAGTGCTGTTAAATCTCTTACTGACTGGCTTGATCCATCTGGTAGAGCTGTTGAAGCAGCTAAGCTAATGCAACAAACTGATCAGCAGTTAGCTCAATCTAAAGCCATTCTTGATATGAATCTCAAAAAAGGGAGGATAACGCAAGAAGAGTATAATGAAAAACTTGCTTTATCTAAGAAGCACGCTGAAGATATGATGAATGCCGATGGTATGTTAGCTCAGAAAAAAGAAGAGTTAAAAATGAAGGTCGAGGAAGGGACCATGACTCAAGAAGAAGCCAATAAAATCCTCGACCAATCTGAAGTTGAATACCAGAAACTCCAACAGGGTATTGAGCAAACTCGTCAACGTCAAGAAGCGATGAATAAAGTATTCGAACCACTTCGTGATGCAATTGGAATCATCCAACAAGTTGGCGCTGCTATCGAGCAATTTTGGATTGCTGCAACTGGAGATAGGAATGCGCTAGTTGAAGGTTATGACATCCTTACTAAACTAGGTTTTTCAGCTAATGCAATTCAGTTTATACAAGAAACTACAGCGGCAGTACAATATGGTGTAGAAACTATGAAAGCTCTCGTGTCTGGTGATTGGGGAGCTGCAAGTAATTTCTTGGATAAGTTAGGTTTTTCTCCAGAACAAAAAGCGAATATTATCATGTTCGTTCAGGATGTGCATGCCCAATTAAGTAGTTTTATAGAAAATGTACAGTCTCTAATATCAGCTGCAGCTCCTATAATTATAGGAATAATCGGAGCTACTTGGGATTTTATTAAAGGTGTATTCAATACAATAGCTCCTTACTTGATGCCTTTACTAACAGATGTGATGTCGTTTGTGAACGGGATTATATCCCAAATCACTTCTTTTTGGAAAGAAAACGGAGATCAGATTGTTCAAGCTGTAAAAAATGCATTTTCAATCATTCAATCTATCATAGCTTTTGTAATGCCAGCTGTAATGATGATTGTAAAAAGCGCATGGGACGCCATTAAAGATATTATCCAAGGCGGAGTAAATATCATCATGGGTATTATTAAATTTTTTGCTGCACTACTGACAGGTGATTTTCGCGGTATGTGGGATGCAGCGAAACAAATTTTCAGTGGAGCCATCCAATTAATTTGGGGGCTTATTAATTTTTCGTTTGTTAAACAAATTTTCGGTGCGGTGAAAGGACTTGCCTCTTCTTTCGGCTCTATGATTAGTAGCATGTGGTCTACTGTTGTGGGATATTTCAAGACATTCATTAAGGAACCAATCGCTTCTGTAGTTCGTATGGCAATTGATATAGGTGAAGCCGCTATGAAAATTAAAGACAAACTAATTAATCCTATTAAAGAAGCTTGGAGTGGAATTATGGGATGGATTGATAAAATTAAAAACGGCGTAGCAAATATGTTTAGTGGTATTCACATTCCTGTTCCGAAAATTAGTGTAAATGGATCACTAAATCCTGTTAATTGGGCAAGTGAAGGTTTACCATCTTTCAGTGTTAAGTGGGCTGCAAACGGCGCTTTAATTAAACCTGGTAACCCTACATTAATCGGCGTTGGGGATGCACGAGGATATGACGAAACGGTTTTACCGCTGCGAAAACAAACCTTCGATGCAATTGCTAATGGAATAATGGGGTCGCTACCATTAACCCAACAAGCTGGAGCGCAACAATATGCATCACAAGGCCCTACTATTTTGCAACTTAATTTAAACGGCAGAGAAATAGCAAAGGAAATCTACTCAGATGTTAGCAAGTTTCAAGAAAGCGAGAAAGAAAGATTGAAAGTATTTTAGGTAGGTGATGATATGACTGGAATCAGTTTCTTTAGTTTTAACGGGAAAAGAAATCCAAATGTAATCCCATTGCAGGGTAAAAAACGCCCTGCATGGGCTCCTTTGGAACGTACATTCCTTGAAGTCCCTCACTATCCAGGTGGGCGTTTGATAAGAACACAAACAAAAATGAGAAAAATAATTGTACCAGTTTCATTATTTTATGAATCTATGGAAGAGGCAGAAAAGTTAAAGGAAGAAATAGCTAATTGGCTTATTACAGACCAACCTCAAGAACTGATCTTTGATGATGAAAAAGATCGCACGTATTTGGCTCTTATTGATGAATCGTTTGACCCACAGCAATTAGTGAATTTAGGAGAAGGAGTCCTTACTTTTGTTTGTGAAATGCCATATAAGTTAGGACCTACTAAAACGGTAGAATTTGAAATGGATGGACGTGGGTTAATAGCAAATGTTCAAAATAAAGGAACGGTTCATTCAGAGCCAATTATTGAAATTGAAGTTGCGAATCCATCTACATTTTTAGATGTCTGGAATAAAGATGAATACCTCAGAATTGGTTATCCCCTTCAAGCTGATCAGTTACCTGTAGAAAGAAAACAAAGAGTAATGTGGGATCAAATGTCTACTACAGTAGGATGGACAAGTGTATCGCAGTTTGAAAACACTAAAGGTGGAGGTGCATTAAAATCTAACGGACATCAATTCTATGTAGAAGATTATGGCGATACGAACTACAAAGGGAATCATGGGGCGATTGTTAAAAAGAGCATTCCTGGAGGACCATTACAAGATTTTATAATGGATGCTTATGCTAGATTCAATTGTAGTAGTTATGTACAAATGGGACAAGTAGAAGTGGCCCTACTTGATGAGAATAGTAAACCTGTAGTCCGACTGTCACTAAGCGATGTATTTTGGGAGGCTGAAGAAACATTTGGCGTTGCCAAGATTGCTTATCCAGGGCATCAAGCAGAACAAGTAATGCTCTATACACGCGGTATGCATCCTTGGACGTGGAATAATTTTTATGGAAAGTTATGTGTGCATCGCATTGGAAATGAATGGGAGTTTTATATTGCAAAATTTGCTGATGGAACTGAGATTGATGATGCTGGAGCAAAAGCTCATTGGGTAGACAAAGATGGGATTTTGATGAATAAAGTTGCACAGGTGCAAATTTCTATCTGTCAATGGTGGAACAATAATCCGGCTGTACTCATGACAGTTGATGATATTAAGATTTGGAAAGTTAACCAAAATACAAGTAATAATCCTCCTTATATTGTTGAGAAAGGAGATAAAGTGCAAATCGATACAGCTAAAAGTCTAATTAGTATTAATGGTACAAGTGCAATTAATCTGAAGGACTTATTTAGTGATTATCCTAAAATAACTAAGGACCAGAATAAACTTGAAATTATGCCATCTAACATAGGGATAGCAAAGGTAACATATAGGGAGCGATTTAGATGAGAACTCCAAGCGGAATACTTCATGTTGTTGATTTTAAAACAGATCAAATTATAGCAGCTATTCAACCAAAGGACTACTGGGCTGATAACCGTCATTGGGAAATCAAAAATAACATTGATATGTTAGAATTCAAAACTTTTGACGGCACTCCACATGCAGTTACATTACAGCAACAGAACTTGGTTTTAAAGGAAGTACGAGATGGTCGAATTGTTCCGTATGTTATTAACAATGAAGTAGAAAAAGATTCAAATGATAGATCATTAACTGTACACTCGTCTGGTGCCTGGGTTCAAATAGCGAAAGATGGGATTATTAAACCTCAACGTATAGAGAGCGAAACGGTTAATACGTTTATTGATATCGCTCTTGCCGATTCAAAATGGCAACGTGGAATAACGGATTATTCTTCATTCCACAGTATGACTATCGATGAATTTATCGATCCTCTCACTTTTTTAAAGAAAATTGCTTCTTTGTTTGAGTTAGAAATCCGATATCGCGTCGAAATAATGGGTTCCAAGATTACTGGCTGGTACGTAGATATGATAAAGAAGCGAGGTCGAGAAACTGGCAAGGAAGTAACTCTAGGAAAAGATTTAGTTGAGGTTAGAAGAATTGAACATTCTAGAGATGTTTGCACAGCACTTGTCGGTTTTGTACGAGGTGAAGGTGACAAACTTATCACGGTGGAGAGCATAAATAAAGGACTACCTTACATCGTCGATAATGACGCATTTCAGCGATGGAATCAGCACGGGAAACATAAATTTGGTTTCTATACACCAGAAACATCAGACCAAGATATGACTCCAGAGCGGCTTATGACTCTCATGAAAACAGAATTAAGGAAACGAGTCAATACTTCCGTTTCTTATGTAGTAGAAGCACAATCGATTGGACGTATTTTCGGACTAGCACATGAACTAATTAACGAGGGCGATACGATCCGAATCAAAGATACAGGATTCACACCTAAGTTATACCTTGAAGCACGTGTAATTGCTGGTGATGAATCTTTTACGGACCCTACACAAGATAAATATGTGTTTGGTGATTATCGCGAAATTACTGATCCAAACGAAGAACTACGAAAAATTTACAATCGAATCTTAGGGGCATTAGGCAATAAACAAGAGCTAATAGATCAGTTAGATAAATTAGTAAAAGATGCAAATGAAACAGCTAGTAATGCTAAGAAAGAATCCGAAGCAGCGAAAACACTGGCTGAAAAAGTGCAAGAGAATCTTAAAAATAACACGGTAGACATCATTGAAGCTAAGAATCCACCGACAACAGGACTTAAGCCTAATAAAACACTTTGGCTTGATATTAGTAATGGAAAGCCTGGTATTTTAAAAATATGGACAGGTATAGCTTGGGAATCGGTTGTACCAGATGTTGAATCAGTTAAGAAAGAAACACTTGAGCAGGTTAATAAAGATATTGAATCAACAAAAACAGAATTAAATCAAAAGGTTCAAGAGACACAAAATCAGGCGACGGGACAATTCAACGAAATAAAGGAAAGTTTACAAGGTGTCAACCGTACAATTTCTAATATTGAAAATAAACAAGGTGAAATTGATAAGAAAGTAACTAAGTTTGAACAGGATTCTAATGGATTTAAAACTTCTATTGAATCATTAACGAAAAAAGATACTGAAATTAGTAATAAATTAAATACTGTCGAATCAAATGCGGAAGGTACAAAAAGGGCTATTTCTGATGTGCAACAAACAACAAGTGAACTAAAGAAAACAACTACTGAAATAGAAGAAAAAGCTGGGAAAATCAGTGAGAAGTTAACGAATGTAGAAACAAAGGTTAATAGTGATAAAACTGGTGGACGTAACCTTTTATTAAAATCAAATGTTAAATATGAAAAAACAGACTATCTAATCAATCAATATTCTCTAACTGAAAATTTCTTTGCGGGTGAGGAATATACCTTTGTAATTAAAGGAAGTGTCCCACAAGGGCAGAAATTTGGAATTTGGCAGAATGGTGGGTCTAGCAATGTTGGATATGCAACAAGTGTTTACGCTAATGGAATAACTTATCTAACCTTTAAAGCTGTTGTGGCTACAAGTGGAAATGAACGAAAGTTAAGCTTATATAACTATCCGAGTAGTACTACGAAATCTATTGTGGAATGGGTTGCCTTGTATAAAGGGAATAAGCCGCAGGATTGGACGGCACCGCCTGAAGAGCAGGTAACAACAGATGAATTTACCAAGAAAACAACTGAGATTGAAAAAAGTGTGGATGTCGTAAAAAACACTGTAACCAGTGTTCAAAATAGCCAGGCTGGATTCGAAAAGCGTATGACTACAGTAGAGCAAACAGCAACGGGGTTATCTTCCACAGTGAGCAATTTAAATAACGTAGTATCAGATCAAGGAAAAAAGCTTACTGAAGCAAATTCAAAACTCGAACAACAGGCAACAGCAATTGGAGCGAAAGTTGAGCTTAAACAAGTAGAGAATTATGTTGCTGGATTTAAGATACCTGAGTTGAAGCAAATCGTTGATAAAAATAAACAAGATTTGTTGGGTGAATTAGCTAACAAACTTGCAACTGAGCAATTTAATCAAAAAATGATTTTGATTGATAACCGCTTTACTATTAATGAACAGGGGATCAATGCTTCAGCCAAAAAGACAGAGGTATATACAAAAGAGCAAGCAAATGGACAATTTGCCACATCATCTTATGTAAGAGATATGGAAACCCGTCTTCAGTTAACTGAAAAGGGCGTTAGTATATCTGTAAAAGAAAACGGTGTAATCGCAGCTTTTAATATGAGTAAAGAAAACATTACTTTGAATGCAAACAGAATTAACTTAGTAGGTTTTATTACAGCAAATCATATCAAAGGAAAAGTTTTAGAAGGGGTAACACTTAAAACGAGTGGAAATAGATTTGTTGAAATAAATAAGCAAGACATGAAGATTTTCGATGCAGATAAGCCACGTGGCTATATAGGATTTATGGAAACAAATGATGGAAGTATTCAACCTTCACTCGTTCTTGGTTCTGACAATATTAAATACAGAGGTACAGGATCGTTTTATATTTATCAAGTCATGCCGCGAATTAATGGAGTTGATCAACCTTCTAAAGCGTATGCAAAATTTGGGGTTTCTAAGGGAGAAAATGCAGAAGGAACTAATATTTGGTCAAATTATATTCAAATGCAGAATGACGGTGGACATCTGAGCGTATATTCAGATGGACAATTTCGTTTTCAAAACTTGAATGATATTATTTTTGAATCTGAAGGATGGGCTCCAGGATATGGTTACTTCTCTGTAACTACAACTGAACCGCATATTTTTAACAATAACAAGGGACAGTTTACTTTCAAAAGAAAAGGCAGTGACTATAAAATACATTTCATAAACGGCGCCACCGATCATGATTTAATCATGGGTAATGCATTAATAAGGTCAAGTTTTGTACAAGGTTATAACAATGGCTTGCAGATTAAAGATATGATGGGCCAAGGATGGAAAGATATAGAATTAAGAACACTACGAGCGCAAGAGAATGTAAATGCCAATGGTCAAATGTGGGCGAAAGCATTTAACCCTACGTCAGCTAGAAATATGAAAGAAAATATAAAAGATATTCCTTTTTCAGCTCTTGATAAAATCATGAGTTTAGCTATCAAACAGTACAACTTCAAGGACGATATGTATGATCTGTATCAAATGCGTGTGAACAAGCCGGAAGAACAAACAGAACCATATACAACAAAAGAAATTGAAACGTATTTCGGTATGATTGCAGACGATACGGATGCTATCTTTACAGATAAAGAGAAACGGGCCATTAATTTATATAATACTGTTTCGATCTTTATTGCAGCTTTCCAACAGATGTATTATGAATTCATATCGTTAAAGGAGCAGTTTAAGCAGAATGCTGATGAGTTAAATATAGTTAAAGAAGAGAATAAACAACTGAAAGAACAAGTTACTACATTAACAGGGGAAATGGCCACACTTACAAGTAATGTGGCCACATTAACAGAATTAGTACAAAAATTAATAAACGGGAAACCAGAGCAGCCATAAGCTGGTCTTTTTTTATTATCTAAAAAAGGAGAGGAAAAGATGGATCGCATTGATGTATTATTAAAAACCTTTATTGCCACTTTTGGTGGCTTCTGTGGGTATTTCTTGGGAGGATGGGATGCAACATTGAAAGTTCTAGTAATCATGGCAGCTATCGACTATATCACAGGAGTGGTCGCAGCAGGATATAACGGAGAACTAAAAAGTAAAGTTGGTTTCAAAGGCATCGCCAAAAAGGTGGTGCTTTTTCTTTTAGTTGGAGCGGCAGCTCAATTAGATGCAGCGTTAGGAAGCAATAGCGCTATTCGTGAAGCAACAATTTTCTTCTTCATGGGTAATGAATTGCTTTCACTTTTAGAAAATGCTGGTCGCATGGGTATTCCGTTGCCACAAGCTTTAACAAATGCAGTTGAGATTTTGGGTGGTAAACAAAAACAAGAAGAGAAAAAGGGAGATGTTCAATAATGGGACACATTGTAGATATTTCAAAATGGAATGGTAATATTAACTGGCCTGTAGCAAAACAACACATTGATTTTATTATTGCTCGTGTACAAGATGGTTCAAATTATGTAGATCCATTATATAAAGGATATGTACAAGCTATGAAGCAGCACAGCATTCCTTTTGGGAACTATGCATTCTGTCGTTTCGTTTCTGAAAATGATGCACGTATAGAAGCTAGGGACTTTTGGAATCGCGGAGACAAGGGTGCGACAGTCTGGGTTGCAGATGTTGAAGTGAAAACAATGAATGATATGAGAGCCGGTGCACAAGCGTTTATTGATGAATTACGCAGATTAGGTGCTCAAAAAGTTGGTTTATATGTTGGCCATCATATGTATTCTCCATTCGGAATGGCAAATGTGGTTGCTGACTTTGTATGGATTCCGCGTTATGGTGGGAAGAAACCAGCATATCCATGCGATATTTGGCAATACACTGAAACAGGGAATGTACCTGGTATTGGTAAGTGTGACTTGAATGAATTAATTGGAAGTAAACCATTATCTTGGTTTACGGAAGTGAATCAGCCAGAACAAAACATTTCAAATGGCGGATATCAATACGTTATATCTGGTGGGTTTGGCGTTTCATTAGTTCCAGAAGTATTAAATGCTATGGCAGAACGTGGAACTAAAGGACAAGTTATATCTGATCCATCAACTGGTATCGCATACTTGCAAACAGAAGTGTTGCCGAATGCTGAATTAGATAAAATCACTTGGTGGATGGATACTAGACCTGAAGGTAAATGGTTCTACGAGTATTTTAAAAAGTAAACAATAGTAAAGGGACAACATACTATATCATAGTAAATAAAGATTATATTTATGGGAAGCAAATGAAAAAGGGAACTACTTTTAGGGTAGTTCCCTTTTTATAGTTTTATCTTTTACTTTTAAAAGGTGTATTATAGATCATTGTAACAACTTCGGCTCTTGTTGCAAAGTCGCTTCCGCGTGTACCATCAAAGATGCCCACATCCTTAGCGGCTCTGTCAGCATAATAGAATCCATCTTTAGGTGTCCACAGACTTTTATATCTTATTGTCCACAACATTGACGCAGTTTCACTACGAGTAACCCAATCTGTGCCACGTGTTCCATCGGATATACCATATGCATGCATGTAAAATAGTGCATCATCATAATCGTAACCTGAATGTCCGTTTAGCATCCGAGTAATCATTAACCACGTGTCTTGTCGGGTTGCTAGGCTGTCCGGGTTATAAGATGTGATAATCCCTTTTTTCATAGCCCAATTCATTTGGCTATCTGCCCAATGAGCAGATGCTTCTTTAGGTGCGACTGTTGCGAAACCAGCAGATAACATAATAGCTGCAGCAGCAACAATCATAAATTTTTTGAGTTTCTTTAACATACTTTCCATCCCTTCCCCTATGTAAAATTATTACATTTACATTTTACAGATAATTCTACAAAATGTAAATATTTAGTTTTATAAGAATTAAATAACAGAAGGGGGATCGTATGTATACGTGAAATAAAATAAGTTCAGTCTTGTTGGGCGACCTGTCTTATTTTGCATCAATAATATCAATAAATTTCAACGTCATATTATTATAAAATGCATCCGTACAAATTATAGATTTATTCAACGGATCAATATCAATGACGGTCATATAGCTAGTAAGTAAAAATCCATCTTCATAATATGTAATTAATATTTCTTCTTCCGAAAGCAGCGAGCATAATAGCATATTCTCAATACGTTCTTGTTCATCCTGGGTTAATGTAGGGCGTTCTACTTTTGCCTTGTCTTTAATAATCTCACGGATACCAGCGAATTGCTCCGGCATCGCAGCAAACGGAGTCCATTTCACCATTCCTCGTCCTTTTGGCATATTAGCGTTGTTCATGCTTTATGTCCCCCTAACAATGTGTTTCTGTATCTTGCTGTTGCACTATTTGTATACGAAATCCCTCTTAATATGCTGTTCTTTCCAAATTTAGTGCGTATTTCGTCCATTACTTTAGTTAGTTTCATTTCTTTTTCTCGTTGTATTACATTATCAAATAGTGAGATTTGTTCTTCGCCTTCATTGATTAAGTTAGTTAAAGAAACATTTATGGATCTAATGGGCTCTCCAGTGTAAAACTCGTGTAAAAAATATGTACAAATCTTATATATATCCATTGTTAAATTGGTCGGTCGGTTCATAGTGTGAGTTTTTCTGAAGCCACCAGCGTAATTTTTGCTATAACCAATGGAAAAATGAATCGTTTGAGCTAGTTTGTTTTGCCTTCGCATTCGATAACAAACTTCTTCAATATGCTCCAGTAGAATAATCGGGAATTCTTCTATGGTGTAATCACACATAAGTATTTGACTCTTACCAATAGAAGTTGTTGCTGGAACGTATTTTTCTGATATCCGGCTAAAATCAATGCCGTTACTATGTAAGTGCAATTCTTCGCCAATGACCCCGAAGTTTTGCTTTAAGTATTTGAGAGGGTATGTCGCCAAGTCTCCGATTGAATGAATTCCTTTTCGGTTTAGCTTCGCTTCTGTTTTACCCGAAATCCCCCAAAACTTACTAAGTGGTCGTATTGGCCATAATTTTATGGGTACATCTTCGTATTTCCAGTATGCTATGCAATCTTTCGTTTTCTTTGCTTCCACATCTAAAGCCACTTTGCTCATTAAAGGATTAGGACCAATTCCTATCGTGCATTCGATTCGTGTCTTTGCATATATTTCACGCTTGAATTTCAAGGCAAACTCATACGGATCGTTAGCAAACAAATGAATACTATCCGTAATATCCATAAAAAATTCATCAATGGAATATTGATGAAAATCCTCAATAGGAACGTATTGTAGAGCCAACTTAGTGATGAAATTAGAACATTTTATATAAGTGCTCATAATTGGGTTTACCACAAGGATATCTTTGCGACGTGGTATCTCGTATAATCTTGCCATTTTCTTAACACCCAACCCTTTTAATGGTGGAGTTGCAGCTAAAACAATTGAACCACTCCTATTCACATCACCGACTACAGCTAATTTAGTATGAAGTGGGTCTAATCCCATCTTGATGCAACTGACTGAAGCATAGAAGCTACGAAGATCTACACATAAAACAATTCGGTTTGGCAATATTGAATAGTCATACACCGTTATTCCCCCTAAATAACAGAACGTTAGTTCTTATTATATACGAATGTATGTTCTTTTATGAAGAGGTTTTTATAAAAAATAAAAATAGCCCCACTCATTTAAGTGAAGCTACATCCAAAAATCGTTATAATCAACATTTTTCCCTGTTAATTTTTTTAAAGCTCTTATAATCTTATTCCCATTCTTCAATGAAGGTTGAAATGCATCTCCCTGGCATATTCGACTTATCGTTCCTCTGTTAACACCACTTTCCTTCACTATATCCTGTTGTGAAAGATTATTTTTATCAAGAAATTTACCAAAACGTGAACGTGGTTTTCCTAGTCCGAACATCTTTCCTCTCTCCCTTGCTTGCTTGATTGGTAACAAGTCTGTACAAAAATTAAACTTTTTAAACTTCATGAAAGTTTGAATATTGTCCAAGCCGTTCACAATATGCTTTATCAAGGTCGCTACCAAAGTAGTTATCAAACTTATTATCAAAGTGGCTACCAAAGTAAATAGCTTAATTACTATCAAGGTAACTAGTATTTGTACTATCAAAGTAGCTATCAAGTTAGCTATCAAAGTAACACTATCAAGGTATTAGGGCGATAAACCTACGTGTCATAAGGATTCTAAATTCTGTTTATAAAGGGGAGTTTTATATGTTAACTACATTTATTTCTTTAGGAGTTTTAGGAGCAACAACAATTGGTGGAGCAATATTAGAGAAACATCTTGTAAAGAATGAACACGTTGCGGCAGCTAAACTTTTAAGTGAGGGAATGTATCACGGAATGAGGATAGGCGGAGTTTGTTTCATCGGTTATGTATTTATCAAAATCTTAATCATGTTCTAGGAGGATGTGAAATGGGGATCATCAAAGAATGGATTCATAAACAAAATTTAAAGAACCAACTTATAGAAGTATTCGGAAAAGCAGGGTTATTTGTGGACCATCAAACACGGGGTGGGAAAGTGCCAATTTATCCAAAGATACACAACATTTCCGCCACAAAAGAGAGCGTTAGATATATATTTACCATTCCGAACGGTCTAGATCCGAAGACAATTGAAAAGAAATGGTTTTGCTTTCAACAAATACTAGGACGGAATGTAGCAATTGAAGGGGATATCAAAAAGTTTGTACTTAATGTGTTTCATTCTGATGCAGGGCTAAAACCATACAATTACAGTTATAAGAAATGGCAGCCGTTACTAAAACAGCATCGTCTACCTGTTGTGGTAGGTCGTGACCAATTCGGAAACATGATTGTATATGACATGGTTGAAGCGAATGCACCGCATTTACTCATTGCAGGAGAAACAGGAAGTGGTAAAAGTAGTATGGTACGCGTTGTTCTGTCCACACTGATTCAAAGCATGTCTCCTGATAAATTACATTTGTACCTGGGTGACTTAAAAAACTCTGAATTTCATTTCTTGAGGAGAGTAAAACACGTAAAAGAGGTTTGCATGGAAGAAATCGAAATGAAGATTATGTTGCAGAAAGTGTGGAAGGAAATACGCGAACGTAGAAAATTGATGGAAGAGTATGAAGTGGATCATATTGATGAATATAACAAATTGAATCCTGATAATCAGAAACCATACATTTTATTAGCAAGTGATGAAGTGGCCATGTTGCAAGACGAAAAGGAATGTATGTCTACAATTGAAAAGATATCGGCAGTTGGCAGGGCACTTGGAGTCTTCCTTATGCTTTCTATGCAACGTCCTGACGCAAAAGTATTAGATGGTAAGTTAAAGCTGAATATGACCGTTAGAATGGGCTTTAAATGCGATAGTACGATTAACAGTAATATCATGGGTACACCTGGTTCAGAACACTTGGAGCAATCGGGCCAAATGATATTGAAATTAAATGGATTAAAGAAAGTGCAAGCTCCTTATTTAGAATTAAGCAAAGCGAAACAAATCGTTGAACCTTATCGGATTCCCAAAGAGGATACAAAGCTTCAGAATCCTCCACAAGAAAAGAACCAATTATTCGGGGTGTTAGATTATGAAGAATAGAGATAAAGCGATACTGAGCGATTTGAAACGGTTTAGATGTATGTCACGCAATGACATTATAGATTTGCATTTTCATGGAGTAAAAAACGCGGTTACTTGCTGTAACACGGTGATGAAACGATTAAGGAGAGACGGTCATGTGGATGCCAATATCTCACAGCAGCCATTTATATATTTCCCTCAACCTAGCACACTTCGAAAAACTAGCCAAAAGATTCCCCACTTCCTCGGTATTGTGGATATATATAAACAGCTTATCCATTATGAAAGGCCGAAACTATTTAAAGTGGAACCAAAGTACGGGAAAGATTATATGGAACCTGATGCATTTACAATATGGCGCAGATCTCCATTCTTTATTGAAGTGCAGAAGTCAGTTTACAGCAAGAAGGTTATGCAAGATAAAATCAACAGGTATGAATTATACTTCCACAGTCAGGAATGGCATAACGAGTCATGGCAGCCGAAAGGATCTAAATACTTCCCATCAATCCTCATTATTACTGATAAACAGTACGATATTAATTCTTCTAATTTACGAATCTTTCAAGCTTCTTCAATTAGCAATTTTATGGAGAGCCTTGCTGTAAAAGCATAATAAGGAGAGTTTTATTAGTGGGAATTGCATCCGTTGTAGCGTTATGCGGTGGGCTGTTCATTATGGTTGGTAGCCAGGAACGGGGATTCTCGCTAATAAGTCGTGCAGGAATTGGTTATATAGTGGTGCAAATGATTCCATTGTTTATGAGATTACTTGTTGAGATTGCGAAAGCTATTTAGTCCTACAAATGTAGGGCTTTTTCTTTGCAGAAATTTCTTAACCGTCATGAGACATAGAGTGATTAAATATTCTAAATAATATAATTTTTACTTGATTTTTTTTGGAAAAAACAGTAATTATATGAATGTGTAACTCTAATATTATATTAGAAACAATAGAAATAAGGGGGGGTATAAGTGGGAGATATTAAAGTTACTCCAGAGGAATTAAGAAATAGAGCAAAAACTTTTAAATATGCTAGTGCTGAAGCAACCGATCGTCATAATAGAATTCTTTCAGAAGTGTTTAATCTTCAAATGAGATGGATAGGAGCTTCTAGTTTAACTTTTTATAATGATTTGCCTCGATTTAATAAGTCTTATGAAGATTATGTTCAATGTTTGAACCATATTGAAAGTGAATTGGAACGCATAGCAGAAAAATTTGAACAGGCAGATAATCATTATATATTTAAAGATGCAGGCGCAGTGATTGGCGATTCAATAAAAGATAATAGTCCTTTTGCTCAAGTTTTAAATTATAATACAGATATAACACTCCCTAAGAATGCAAAGACTTTTTTTGATGATGTAAATGGATATGATAAGATAGGTGGAGAGGCTAAAGGGGCAGTTATAGATGCTGGATTTAAGGTTGGAGATTTTACTATACATGAACAACTTCTTAGAGGTGAGGTTAAGGCGCAATTTGGCGGAGGAATAGGTGGAGAAGCTAAAGCTGGAGTAACTTTTAATGATTTTGGAGTAGATCATGAAGATGGAAAAGTCCATGTGAAAGTTGGGAATGCTGAAGCTGGTGTTGAGGCTAAAGATGGTCATGTTGGCATTGGAGCTAAAGCAGATTTAATTAAAGGGGAAGCTGAAGTTAAAATTCCTATTCCTTTTATTGATGATTGGAAGATAGTGGTTGGTGGAGAGGCAGCTTATGGTAGTATAGGCGGGGAAGCCAAACTGGGATTAATGAACGAGCTTGATGTTGGTTTTGGAATAGGATTAGGTGTAAAATTTGGAGTTGAAAAAGACTAAATAGTTTGTTTTTTATAGGGGGGATAAGATGCTTTCTTTAGATGTATTTAGGAAGATTTTAACGATTTTTTGTGCTATTGCTGTTCCTGCTAGTCTATTGGCTATATGGTTTGGAGCAGATGCTACATTGAAAGAAAAAATGATTTTATCAGTGGTATTTTGTGTAGTAATGCCATTATTTATTTTCATATTTTATAAGATTGTTTCATTTTTTTTTAAGAAATCTTATTCTTCAAAGAAGTATTAATTTTATAATTTATTAGAAGGGGTTTTTAATTATGGAAAATACATATGTACCAAATTTATTAATTGGAGAAGATTTATTACCAATTGGTTCTGTAGTTCTTGTTGAGGGTATTAATCAACCTCTTATGGTTTATGGTAGAAAGCAACAACAAGCAAATGAAGACAAAATGTGGGATTATGTATCTTGTCCTTATCCACATGGTAATTTATCTAAAGAATACAATGTATTTTTTAATCATAATCAGATAGCAAGCTTATTTTTTAAGGGGTTTGAAACAGTTGAAGAGTTAGAATTAAGAAATAAGTTATCGGAATTTTAGTGAAAGGGCAGACTAATTTTATGTTCTTAGGATTTGGATGGTTTCCAAAGAGATGGGGAAAAAGGAAGGTTTCAGAAAAGTTTCTGCAAGCAAAATTTGCTGATGAAGGAAAAGGGATTTTGATTATTACTTATGCTATAGATTTATATGTGATATCTATTCCTTTAAAAGTAAAGAAACATAATTCACTTTAATTTCTATTGAATATAGAAGTGATTATGCTACGAAAGTCATGTGTATACATGGCTTTTTTATTTGCAGGAATTTCTTAACCACCATGGAATACTCTCACTAGGAGGTGTTGTGACGTTATGACGGACGAAATTGTTTATTCTGCTAGTGAAGTATATAAACGACTAGGAATAAGTGATAGCACCCTTAGAAAGTACATGGAAGTATTGTCACGTGAGGGATTCGCAGTAAAGAAAGATAATCGCGGCAGACGCCAGTACACAGACAATGACATTATGGTGATTGAAAAATTAATTGAACTGAGTAAGCATGACGGTATGACGCTAGAAAAGGCAGCGAAGATGATTGCACAGCAAATAGAGAAAGTTAATCCGGATCTGATTCAAGAAGAGTCTGAGGAAACGGACTTAGTGCCATTCCATATTAAACAGCAACTACAGGAACAGTACAGCGTTATGGCGCAAGAAATGAATCAGAGTATGTTAGCAATGGAGAAGCGATTAAGTGAGCAGGCCAAACAAAGTAACGAGGAAATCAAAGCGAGTGTAGAAGCGCACAATGAACGAGTGGAAAAACGATTGGAAGCTCGAGACGAAACCCTTATGAAGACACTACGTGAGATGCAGGAAACCAAGAGATTAATGCAGGAATTTCGTGATGAGGTTGCTGCGGCGAAAGAGAAGAAACCGTGGTGGAAGTTCTGGTGAATATATTTACACAAATTATGAACAAGTAGAGAGGGAAAATGCATACCTTTCTACTTGTTTTTATTTATGTATTTTATATATCCCAAAAGTCATTATTTATATCACTGTTATTTTTATATTCACTCTTTTCTTTTCCGCACTTTTCGCATTTATAATAACTAAATATGCCCATTTTCCCTCTTTTAAAATCTTCACTATCTTGAGCCTTAATAAAGTTATATTTGTGTATACATTTAGGTTCTTTTACTTTATCAATCCATTCTCTTAACATAAAGTAACCACTCCCCTTTACAGAATATCCATTGTTTATTTCTACACTTAGTATATCCTACAAAATATTACCAAACAATAAACGGGTTATGTCTCAGCGGACAAATCAACACTTTCTTGGTACTAACTCATAAACATATCGTGAAAAATCGTTGTTGCGAAGGAGGAGAGAAAGCCGTGGTGGAAGTTTTGATTATTGATTTTTAAATAAACTACGCAAAAGTAGAAAAGTAGAAAAGTATATATTTCTACTTTTCTACTTTTCTACTTTTGCGAAAGGTGTATTTATTATTGGGGTACTGCTAGCATTTCGGAAAACCCCCACGCTAAGTAAAAACATAGAATAAGCTGCCCATATGGACAGCTTATTTACATAATTATCGTTATCAGAAGTTGATATATGTAATTCATCTACGAAAAATTATCACTATCAGACTGGAATTATGCTTTCTAACTCAGTAATTTTCTCGCTAATTAACTGCTCTATTTTTTTTATAAAATCATCAATTTGACTAAGTTCCGTAAGGATAAATAAATTTGAACGCATCCAATAAGGCTTTGATTGCTTATTGTCAGCTACTACCTCAATGCCTACAATTCCTCTTTTATCATGTAAGAAGAATCTCATGGATAAGAAATGAGTTACATTGTCTATATCCTCACCTGAAACCCATTGAAACTCATTTATTTTAAAAGTGGAGAACTTGATTATGCCTTTTTTAAAATCTTCGAGATCTTCATTGGTGGGGTCACCATATCATTTCGGGAAAATTGTACGTTTAGATACAAAATAGACACAATTTAATCAATTCCCTGTATGTTAAGGAACCGGTTAGCAATCCCAAAAAACACATCTAATAGTATCTTTTTTAGAATCGCTCAAGTAATATTTTATTAGAGCCGAATTTTTTAGTTTTACAAATACAATTTATATTTGGAAGCCATTCTTTTTCATGGGTAATTTCCAATGTTAAATAGTTAATTGATAATTTTTTTCCACTAGATGCCAAAGGGTGTTTTAAAGAATAATTAATAATTTCAGTGCAAATAAGATTGGCTATTAAACTAATGTATGGACCTATGGCAGTAGTAATTGTTTTGGATTCTAACTCTAATAATTTTTCTTTCTTCAAGGGATTGTTTCCTAATAAATCGTGATAAAAACATTCTAAACAAGGTGTCTGATTAGGAATGCTGGTCAAAATTTGACCTGTCACACACCCTAATCCACCTGTTATAAGGGGAATATTCCTTATCTGTGAAAATAAATTAGACCATAATTGAATATATATAGGGGGCTGATCTGCTGCACAAATTAAAATATCAATGTCCTCAGGAAATACCTCTAATAAATCTTCTACACCATTTATGCGTTTTGTGAAACCTGTTATAGAAATCTCATCATTGAAAGCTTTGATATTATTTATAGCTGATTGCACTTTATATTCACCTATATCAGATAATTTATATAAAAATTGCCTATTCAAATTCTTGTATTCAATCTTATCAGGGTCTACTATATAAATAGTATTTACGCCTAATCCTGCCAATTGTAACAATAAATTACTTCCCAATCCCCCAAGACCAATAATACCAATTTTTAATTCCTGTAATTCCTTTAAAATATTCTCTGCTGAATTATGCATAGAAGAAAAATTTGAAAAGAAATGAAGATTTGTTAAATGTCGATTATTATCTATATTAGGATTAGGTAAGCACTGTTCTACATGACCGTAATTATTTAATTCTTTGATAGTATCCCATACATCTTGTTTGGTTAATGAAGGGAATTTAGAGTGTAATATTTTAAAAATTTCTGTCACGCTCTTATTTCCATCTAATAAATTAAGAAGTTCTTTAAGAAAACCATCGCTATCTTTCAATACACTCATAAAATTTCGATCTTTACCAATAATAATTTCTGTATCACTTATATAAGTGACAGGATGTATATCTTTTATTTTATAAAACAT